TGATGTTGATCTGCCTGACTCTGTGCGTCAGTTGCTCCAAAACTCCGCAGCATGTAGTCACCCTGCCGCCGGCCCCGCTCATGTCGCCAATAACAATCCCGGACAGGTCGCAGGCCAAAACACAGGGAGACTTGGTACGTCTGCTCATTGAGGACGAAAACACAATGGAGAGAAAAAATGCAGACCTCGAAGCTCTCCGACAGTGGCGATCCGTCATGGAGAAGGGAACGAATGAGTAACCCGATGGCGGGCTTTGAACCGCTTTTGCAGGGCATTGCAGTTCCCCTTGTTCTCGGCATTGCCGCGACCTTTGCGCGCCTCTGTCGCCTCGGCTGGCATTCGTGGAAACAGTTTTTTTCCTCTTGCTCGGTCTCATGTTTCGTTTCCATCTTGGCTTTCTGGGGGCTTGATTACTTGGAACTTTCGCCCACCGTGGACGCTGCCATCATCGGCGTGTCTGCGTACATGGGCGGTTCGCTACTTGACATAATCGTGTTCAAGATTCGCACGACTGTTGAACACGCTCCGATTCATAAGCATCATCATAGAGAGGAAATAGAGGGATAAAAAATCCCTCCGCACCACTAACATACAAGTGAGGGTTGTATGAAAGAAGATTGGAAGGATGTCAAAGGATACGAAGGTTTGTATCAGGTGTCAAGCTATGGCAACGTCAAAAGCCTTCGTCGAAAAAGGTTTATTCACCAGCATGACACAAGCAATGGGTATATGCAGGTGCATCTCTGGAAAGGTGGCAAGGCTGAATATCTTTATGTCCATAGGCTTGTTGCCAATGCCTTCATAAATCGGAAGTGTGCCGAAGATTTGCACGTCAACCACAAGGATGAAAACAGGAAAAACAATCTAGCCGCAAACCTTGAATGGTGTACTAACAAGTATAACCATGCTTATGGTAACTATCGGGCAAAGCAATTTGAGGCAAAGCGGCTGAATGGTAAAAACAAATATGTGTATCAATTTAGCAAAGATGGTAATTTGCTGATGAAATATCGGTCAATGCATCATGCTGAAAGATTGACTGGTGTTTTTAGAAAAGATATAAAATCAGCTAGTGATAATGGAACACTGAAGAAAGGTTATTACTGGACATTGAGTAAGTAACTCTAACTGAGCGAAAAGGAGGTGAGGCCAATGCTCCAGATTGAAAATGGCAAAGTCGGTAATGGTGTTAAATTCGAGAGGATTAGACGCATTACCGGCTACTAGCTTATCTTGTCGGAACTTTGGATAGGTTTAATAACGCAAAACGGAAAGAAGAAGCTGATCGTGTAAAGCACGGTTAAGAGGGTTAAAGAAAGTTGCGCGGCGTCCGGCCCCCCAGACGCCTATCGGCCCCGCCTGGGGCGTAAAGGATAAACAGCCGCCTCTTTAGAAGGGCATCACAGATGGACGACGCAGTGATGCCGCCTTTAGCGGGGAACTCGGTCGGGATAGCTTGGCAGGGCTGATAATTCGCGCAACGTACAGGATTCAGATTTCTACGGGGGGAAAGATTTGTGTATGGCGAAAAAAGTTGATTTAAGCGCAATACCGAAAGTTCTTGACCTCATAAGCGATGGACAAAGCGTTCGGTCTGCTTGTGAGGCTGTAGGTATTGATAAGCGAACTTTTTTGCGCAATGTAGATGCGCCCCAGTACGCGCGCGCGAGGGCTGCTTGTGCTGATGCTCAATTCGACGCAATGGCAGATTTAGAGCAACGGTGTTTAGATGAAGATTTGCGGCCTGATATTTTTAAGGCTGTGATGGATTCGCGGAAATGGCGTCTGGCGCGTATGAGGCCGAAAGTGTATGGCGATAAAATAGATATAGCTAGTAGTGATGGTTCAATGTCGCCTAAACCTGTGATTGATTTTAGTGGCATGACGCCGAAACAAATAGCGGAAATGGTAGAGCGTACAAAAGAAAGTGCGGAAAGGTTGTTTCATAAATGAACATTGAATACGAAATACATGAAGCGATTGCCAGAATAAACTTTGATCGCTTTGTTCGTATAACCATGCCCACATATTGTTTTGGCTGGGTGCATGAGGAAATCTGCGCAGAACTAGACGCTTTTCTTGCTGACGTGGTGGCTGGCAAAAGCCCACGTCTCATGCTCACGATGCCTCCGCGTCATGGAAAGACAGAATTGGCCTCTCGGCGTTTTCCTGCCTATGTGCTAGGCCGCTATCCTGATATGCAGATTATCAGTACGTCATACAGCGCAGACTTGGCTACTCGCAATAACAAAGACGTTCAGCGCATCATAGAATCAGAAGCATACAGCCGCATTTTCCCTGAAACTCGCATGGGCGGCATAGGTGCTAGGGCTTCGGGCTGGCAAAGAACGTCAGATTACTTCGAGATTGTCGGGCATAAAGGCTCTGTACGCTCCGCAGGTGTCGGTGGCGGCATCACAGGCATGGGCGGCTCAATAGTCATAGTCGATGACGCATTCAAAGATCGTGCTGAGGCCGACTCCGAAACGCAACGCGAAAATGTGTGGGATTGGTACACATCGACGCTTTATACGCGCTTGGCTCCCGGCGGTGGAATCGTTGTCATTAACACGCGCTGGCATATGGACGATTTGTCTGGCCGTCTGCTTGAAATGCAAGACAAGGGCGAAGGTGATACTTGGCGCGTTGTGAATTTCCCGGCCATTGCGGAACACGATGAATTGCACAGGCGCAAGGGTGAAGCACTGCATCCTGAACGCTACAGCCTAGAGCAACTGGAAAGCATACGGGCTGCTATCGGGCCGCGTGATTGGAACGCACTTTATCAGCAACGACCGGCCCCCGATGAAGGTGCATATTTTCGTAGAGAGTGGATGCAGACGTATGACACTTTGCCTCCGTATCTTCGCTATTACGGCGCGTCAGATTATGCTGTTACGGCAGACGGTGGCGACTACACTGTTCATGTTCTCGCGGGTGTAGATGAATCCGAAAACATCTACATCGTGGACTTGTGGCGTGGGCAGACTGACGCTTTGGAGTGGATAGATGCTTGGTCTAACATCGTGCGGATGTATAAGCCTCAGATATGGGCCGAAGAGGGCGGCGTAATACTCAAGTCTCTTGACCCGATTATTCGCAAGCGTTGCATGGAGCAAAAGATTTACTCGACGTATCGGCAGCAATTCGCCTCTGTGGCAGATAAGCCTACAAGAGCGCGTAGCCTTCAAGCGCGTATGCAAATGGGCAAGGTCTTTTTTCCGTCGCCGTCTCGCTGTCCTTGGGTTGCTGATTTGATGGCAGAGATGCTCACCTTTCCTGTGGGCAAGCATGATGACCAAGTGGACGCGCTGTCATTGCTGACGCGGATGCTGGCAGAGATGCGACCCGCGAAGATTCCTGTACCGGAAAAGACTTTGACTGAAAGGGTGAATGAAGCGGTTGCAACGCCGTGGACTGCTCATGATTTGTTTGAAAAACATTTTGCAAAACGTAGACAAGCAAGGGCAATATGATGAGTCAGATAGATACGCAAATGCAGGCACAGATTGAAGATGCCGCGCAAGAGCAGGTAAAAGATGTTCCTGTTTCCTCTGTCGCATGGCTGGCAGAAATAAAAGCCGCTCTGAAACGCGAGAAACAGTGGCGAAAAGACGCAAAAGCCGTTCTTGACCGCTATCGTAATGAACAAAACAAGTCCGATGTGGGGCAGACGGGCGGCTTCAACATTTTGTGGTCGAACACGGAAACTCTGCGGAACGCCACATATAACCAGCCTCCGCGTCCTGATGTGCGGCAACGCTGGCAGTCGAAAGACCCTCTCGCATTGGCTTGCGCTCAAGTGCTTGATAGGTCGCTGGAATATGTACTTGACGTGGGCAATTTCCACTCGGCGGCGATTGCGTCTGTTCTCGACTTCTTCCTCCCTGGTCGTGCTGTCATGCGTGTGCGGTATGAACCTGAAATAGCCCAGCAAGCCCTGCCTGATGGTAACTTTGTCGATATGGTTGCGGGTGAGAACATCGTTTTTGAGCCTGTGTCATACAAAGATTTTGTCCATGCTGATGCGCCTTCATGGAATAGGGTTGAATGGTGCGCTTTCCGTCACTGGATGACTAAGGCCGATGTTAAGAGCTACTTCCCTGACGTTGACGCTGATAGCCTCTGCTATGTGGAAGGGGCACATGAAGGCCGCGATGAAGGCAATGACTATGCAACGCAGTCTGGGCGTGATGACGGAGATCATACCGACAAAGACGCTCGCGCTGAAATCTGGGAGGTTTGGAGTCGCCGTGACAAACTCGTTCTCTGGGTGAGTAAGGGGCTTGAAAGTGCGCTCAAGTATGAAGAACCGCCGCTTGACCTAGAAAACTTCTATCCTTGCCCTGCGCCGATGTATGCCGTGCCGTCGCCTGATTCGCTGTTACCCGCTACGCTGTATTCTCAGTATGAAGAACAGGCGCGTGAATTGGACGTTCTGACGCGGCGCATAGAGTCAACTGGAAAAATCATCAAATGGCGTGGCGTGTATGCCGCAGAACTCGGTGCTGATATTGAGCGCGTTTTGACCTCTGCATCCGATGGCGATCTGATTCCGACTGAAGCATCTTCGCAGTTTATGGAAAGGGGCGGCTTGCAAGGAATGATGTGGCTGTTCCCTGTCAAAGATGCTGTGGAAACGTTGTCGAAATTGTATGAGCAGCGCGAGGCAACTAAACAGACTATCTACGAGATAACGGGCATATCTGACATTCTCCGTGGCGTTAGCAAGGCCTCTGAGACCGCGACCGCCCAGCAAATCAAGGCAGCGTGGGGCAGTTCTCGTGTTGACGGCTACAAACGTGAGATTCAGCGTTTCTTGGCTGATACGCTTCGCCTCGCGGCTGAAATAATCAGTGAAACCTACCAGACGCAGACGCTGGCAGAAATTACGGGGCTGGATTATCCGACTGCTGAAATGAAAAATCAGATGAATATGCAGTTGCAACAGCTTTCGATTCAGGGCCAACAGGCGGCACAAGCGGCTCAAATGGGCGATGAAAATGCAAAGCAAGCAATGGGGCAAATTAACGATCAAGTAGAGCAAATTCAGCGTATGCTGGATACTCCCTCTTGGGAAGATATACAGAAAGTGCTTCAATCCGACTTGCAACGCTCCTATAAAGTCGAGATTGAAACGGATAGCACTATTGCCCCGAACCAACAGCAAGACCTCAGAGATTTGGCTGAAACAATGAATGCCATCGGAGGTTTTGGAAAGGTATTTTTGCAGGGCGTACAGTTTGGCGTGATTCCCCCTGATTTGTTCATGGAGATATTGCGGGCCATTATGCAGAAAACGCCGTTGTCCAATATGTTGACTGATAAGTTCGATGAGTACATGGAACAGCTCGGCAGCTCTAATCCTTTACAAAAACAAATAGATGCGTTAAAGGGTGAGCTAGAGCAGGCCAAAGATGAACGCGGCTTGAAAGAAGAGGCGTTGAAACTGCAAGGCGCGGAGATACAGTCTCGCGAGAAGATTGAAGGCGCGAAGTTACAGCTTGAAGCGCAAAAGCTCAACTTGCAAGGGACTGAAATAGCGCAGAGGCCGCAAATAGAGGCCATGAAAGCGCAGAATGGTTTGCAGCGTGTTGGCATGGAGGCGCAAGCTAAAGCGCAGCAAATGGCAATGCCGGGAGTTATGTGATGGCAAACATAGCAAAATGGATGCTTGATTTAATCAGCAATCCTAAAACTGCGAAGTTTGTAGAGACTCTCAAGCATAGCGACTTGCCGAAGAACTGGGCTAACGACCCTGAAGTGATAGGGCTTGCCGAAAGAGCATATCAGCAAGGGGGAACGGAAAGCCCGTTCTTCAAGGCGTGGTTTGGGGATAGCAAGGTCGTTGATGATGCTGGGAAACCAATGCAGGTTTATCACGGCACTAACAATGTCTTTGATGCTTTTGATGATAAAATGATAGGCTCAAACACTGGAAATTATGGGCATATCGGAAAGGGTCACTATACAACTGATTATATTGAAGAGGCTAAAACTTATGGAAAAAACGTGATGCCCTTATATATGAAGGCGTTAAATCCAGAAAACTTGAATATCCCCGCCAATCGTGAAAAGTACCTTGGCGAATTTTTGGATATGAAGCCTGAAACGCTAGGCGTATCGGACGAATGGATAGCGAAGTCAGTAGAAAATAAATATCCAGCGGCAAAAGATTTAGTCAAAGCTATTTATGATGATGCAGATTATGAAGTTTACGATAGCGCTTTACAGAAAGCATTAAAAGGCGGTATCGACCATGATACTATAGATGCGTTAGATTCTTTTGTTAGATATAACAGTAAAGAATTAAATAAAAATAGATATATAAATGATACAGATTTATCCCTCTTACTTCAAGGAAAGGATTTATTTGGAGAACCTTCTAAATTGGCAAAAGGTTATAGGTCTATCCCGTCTGCTTATTTTCTAACTGATTTAGGAAAAGCTGGAAAAGAATTTGCCGATGCGGTGAAGAAAAATGGTTATGATAGTGTTTTTGGAAGTGGCACAGAAAGAGTTGCTTTTGAGCCTACGCAATTAAAGAGCGTCAATAATCGCGGCACTTTCAATCCTGATGACTCTAACATATATCGCTCTCTTGCCCCTGTCGGGATAGGTCTTGGTACTCTCGCAAGCGCGGGTTTCCTGCCTGACACAGAAGCAAGCGCGAAGTCGGCGTATATCAATTCGCCTGAAATGAAAGCCGCAATGATGGGTATTCGTGATGAACCTGTCAAAGAAGCGTGGAATCCTGTAGAGGCTCTTGCTACTGCCCCGATTGGCGCATTTACGACGGGCGCAAGGGCGGCAAGCGTAGGTATTGATGCTCTGTTATCTGCTTTGTTGGGAGATTAAATGAGCAGTCACAAAATATATGGCCCTTGGGGTAAAGATAAACAGTATATATGGCTCGATGCCGATGACATAAGCCGTAACAGTGATGATGCGGGCCTGACTGTCATGGTACAGCCTAACATAGCATACGCAAGCCCTATTGACGGCAAGCCCGTTACTACATGGGCGAAACGTAAATACGACATGGAGAGCAACGGCTGCATGGATGCCCGGGATGGTCGTCTCTGTGCGGCTGATGCAAGGAAGAACTGGAAAACTGGCCTTGAAGGTCTAACACACGCCGAGATGGAATCATTCCTCTCTCGGTAAGGAGAACGCATGGACGAAATGGAAAGCACGGTTGCCGAACCTGAAACCGTAGAATCGGAAGGGCCATCGGCTGAGGAAAATCTCAACGCTGAACTTGACGATATTTACGCCTCTCATACCAGTGAAGATGCCGCGCCGCAGGATGCCCCCAAAGAGGCCAGCAATCCTGTTGAGCAGCCGTCCGAACAGGTAGAGACCATTCCCGCGCCTGCTACATGGGGAAAGGACACGCAACAGCTTTTTGCCCAGTTGCCTGTTGAACTTCAAAAGCAGATTGCCAAGCGGGAGACGGAACGGGAACAGGTTTTAGGGAGAGCCTTTAATGCCATGCAGATGATGCAGAATATGCAACCCGTCATGCAAGGCTTTAAGGAGCTTCAACCTTATTTCCAATCGTTCCGTGGGTCTGACGGCAATCCCCTTTGGGGCAATCCCGCCGCGATGATGAAAGAGATTTCCGATGTGCTTAACGTCAAGTCCTTAATCATGCGTGACCCGCAGGCCGGATTGCAAGCCGTGCTGAGTTGGGCACAGGCCGCAGGGTTGAATCTTGCCTCGTCTGATGACGGTCAGCAAGTTGACCCTCAGGTTATGGCCCTTCGGCAGAGGCTCGCACAGTTAGAACAGGACAATCAACGCCGTGATAGTGCGGAACGTGAGAGACAGGCCGAAACGCAACGGCAAGAGGCCGTCCAGCGTGTGGCTTATGGGCTTAACGACTTCGCGCAGGCCAAGAATGAGGCAGGCGAACCGCTTTACCCTCATTTGTTTGGAGATCACGGCGCACAGGTCGGGGAACTGATGGGCAAATGGATGCGGGCAAATGCCGGCTCCGATGGCATCACTCCCGAATTGTTCAAATCTGCTTACGAGGCGGCAATCTTCTCGGTTGCCGAAACACGCGAAGCAGAGTTTAAGGCGCGAGAAAATGCGAGAGTGGCTCAATTTAAGGCTAACTCTGCGCGTGCTCGCAAGGCTGCGGGTATCAATCCAAGGGCCAATCGTGCGCCTGGAGTTGATGCCCAGAAGCCGATTGAAGATGTTTATGAGGAAATCTGGAAAAAATATAACAGCTAGGGCTACCATGCAAGACGCAAGGTTTGATTGTTTGTGTGATATGGGCCGCGCAGTTATGGCAAATCATGGCGGCAAGCATGATGTCTATGACTGGCAAGCCGTATTTGCAAACGTCAACATAGACAAAATCTGGAGCGATAAGCAAAAGGTTTTTGACTGTGTAACGCGTCGGGTGGATGCCCTGCTTAACAAAGAGGACAAACACCATGCCTGAACCGAACAACTTGTTTACCGAATTGACCGTTTCCACGCTCAAGAACCGTCGCCGTGACATCATCGACAATATGTCCGCGCATAATGCCCTCTACAAGCGGATGAAGGAGCGCAACAACCTCCAAACTTTGTCGGGCGGCACGACAATCGTTGAGAACATAGAATACGCGGAAAATCAGACGCTTACGCGCTATGCCGGATACGACACCCTGAACATCAACCCCTCGACCGTGTTTACGGCTGCCGAGTTTGAATGGCGGCAGTATGCGCAAAATGTTACCTATTCCGGCCGTGAAATGCGTATTAACATGGGCAACAAGGAAAGGGTCTTTGACCTCGTCAAGGCCCGTGTTGACAACGCCGTGAAGACGGCTGCAAACGCCATGAATAGGGATATGTATTCCGCAGGCGCACAGTCAAATCAGATTGGCGGCCTTCAGCTGCTGATTGCTGACACTCCCACGAATACCGTGGGCGGCATTTCCGCTGCCACTTATGCGTGGTGGGCGAATCAGACCTTCTCGCTGGCTGAAAATGCTGACGGCGTTGCCATCAAGACGGCGATTGACAAGGCATACATTGCCTTGACCCGTGGCACTGATAAGCCCGATTTCATTCTGATGGATCCCGACCTGTATGCTGATTTTGAAGGCTCTTTGCAGGCTCTCCAGCGTTATACTTCTGCCCGTGAAGCTGAAGCTGGCTTTGAAAGCCTGCGCTACAAGGGCGCGGATGTGTTCTTTGATCAGGTGACGGATGACCTGAACCATAGCGTCATGCCGTCCGGGCATATCTACCTGGTCAATACTTCTTATCTCAAGCTCCGTCAGCACCGCGATGCAGAGTGGACGGTAGCCGATGACAAGTTCCCCATCAATCAGGATTCGGTTGTGATTCCGCTTCTGTGGATGGGCAATATGACCATCAGCAACAGAAAGCGTCAGGGCGTCATCATTCAGGCTGGCGGTGGCGGTTCTGATACCGACACTACCACCAGCTCGTCTACGACTACCACCACGACAACCTCCAGCGATACCACGACCACCTCGGACACCACCACCACTTCCGAATAACCTTTTAACATGGGGCGGGGGCTTATGCTCTCGCCCCTAATAAGGATTTAATATGCCCCAGATTCAGTTTGAACAGTGTGCTATAGAGAACATTTCCAAGAGTAACAAGCTCGGAAAAGCGTGTTTCGAAGATGGAATATGCGCGATCATTACGATTGACCCCAAAACAAATATAAAATTTCCGTTCCCTGTGATGCGTAAAGGTGAAAGTGAAGCGGCTTTCATTGCCCGCTTGCCTAATGAACTGAAAAATAACTGGGCTAATGAAGTCTTGGCCTATTGTAAGGGCATTGAGTTCTGTGATGGTACGCCGTTGCAGTCTATGGCGTGGCTTTCACCGGGGCAGATTGAAACCCTGCGCTCGGCTGGTGTGAATAGCGTTGAGCGTTTGGCGAAAGTTACCAGCGGCATTCTTGAACCTTTCGGGCTTGATGGGGCTGACTTGTCCCGCAAGGCCCGTGCGTGGCTGGATGACCAATCTGGAAAAGCCGTGGCTACGATTCAGGCGCAGGGCGCGGAACTGGATGCGCTTAGGGCACAGAATGAGGAAATGCGGAAGGCCGTAGAGTTCCTTCAGAATCAGCTTACGGCTATGCAGGAAACGGGCGGTAAAAGAGGCCGTCCAAAGGCTAACTGATGGCTACCACTCTGCAAATAATTCAGGACTGCATGGACAGGCTGTGTGTCGCAAGCCGTCCGTCAACTCTGAACACTTCGGACGATACCCAGCGGCAAATGCTGGCCTTGCTGAATGAGACGGGGCAGGATTTGACGCTATCTTTCCAGTGGCAGGCGTTGACAATTCCCGTTGTCGATCAAGCGGCTGATGATGACCGCAATATGAGCGACCAAGGGGCGATAGATGAACTGTGCCCCGGTCTGTCTCGCTTTGTGGACGATTGCCTGTACCTTAACGGGCGCATGATGCCCCTTATCGGCCCGATGTCCACTCAGGGCCGTACATTTATGCGGGCTGGCGGCATGGCGTTGCTGTACGGCTTCTTCCTCGAAGGAAATCACCTTTGGATAACTTGCCCGACAACTTCGGAGCAAGAGCTACGCTTCGCCTATATCAGTAAAAACTGGGCTACGGATGCTGATGGGAACGGCATTGACCGTCTGACACAGGCAACCGATACGCCTTTGTTAGACTCCCGCCTTCTTACTCTTGGCGTTGTGTGGCGTTGGTTAAGCCGCAACGGTCTGCCCTATCAGCAAGAGTTTCTCAATTATGACAATGCCTTGCGCTCATTGCAGGCAAGTGATTCTCCGCGTGGCGTTCTCAATGCGGGTGGGCCGCAGGCTTACGACCCAAGACAATCTATACTCGGTGGCGTTGCCCGTCCGTGGGCGTAGGGGGTAAACATGGGTGTTCGTGCCGATATTGTTGCGACTGCAAGGGCTGCCGTAGGACATATTATCCGTTTCTTTTCGTCCAGCGGCGTGAATGTCATGCCGAATCGCCAGTATCTAGATTTTGCAGGCAATTGTACGGTCAATGATGACGGGACGGGCATAAAGGTCACGATTCCCGATGTTCCCGCTGGTTCTGTGACTGTCGGCAATGTGATTACTCTCCCTCCAGGCTCGATGGCTTATGTTACAAATACGGGAACGCCGATTCACGCTATCCTTAATTTCGGCATTCCTCGCGGTGATGCAGGGCCGGAAGTGGAACTGCTATGGCAGCACGTCACGGCTTTGGAAAACGCCTTGCAAGAGACGCAGAACGCTCTGGAAACCCTCACACAGACGGTTGCGGATAATGATGCGGCGGCTGTGCATTTGGCTGGTGCTGAAACCGTTACGGGTGCAAAGACTTTTGAAGGTGGTGCAAACGTGCCGACCGTTGATATTGACGATAGCTCCGAAGCGGCTGCTAGTACGGCATGGGTGAATGCCAAGTTGCTTGATATCTATTACTACGCCAGAGACGGACAGGGCGGCACGGATACCGATACGTCTACAGACACAAGCACTGACACGGACACTACAACGGATACCGATACCGACACTGATACCGATACCACGAGCGAGGGCTAGGCTATGGCAGGTACAGGCATCGGCTCTCTCCGTTATGCAGGCGGTCAAGACTCAGGCATGAGGGCGGCTCGGTATGCCGTCAAGCGCAGAAGTCAATCAAAATTCCTTCCTGCCCCCGTTCTCGGCCTTAATACAATGGATCCGCCCGAATTGATGAAGCCGGGCTATGCCACTGAATTGATTAACTGGTGGCCCAACGAAAACGGCCTGACGACTCGCGGCGGTTCCAGCCCGTGGAATGTTGGCTTTAATGGCTGGCCTGTTAAAACCGTCATGCAATGGAACAGTTCTACGCTCTTTGGTGTCGCGGATTCCGATATTTTCTCTCTGTACGACACGCCACAAAATGACCAAGAGGCGCAACTGTCATACACAGGGCTTACGGAAAGCCGCTTGTCTTGGGTGAATTTTAGCAATGACGGCGGCACTTTCTTATGCGTCTGCAATGGCGCGGATGCCCCGATGTATTATGATGGCACGGAATGGACGCAGTGCGCTTTCACTCTTGATGACGACACTTTCGATGCTAATGGTTTTTTTGCTGTAACTTCGCATTTATCGCGCTTGTGGTGGCTTAAAAAGGACTCTCAGAGTGTCTATTACAGCGCAACTAACGCAATACAAGGGGCGGTAACTGAGTTCCCTGTAGGGGCTTATCTCCAACGTGGTGGTTCTCTCGCCTGTTTCGGTGCACTTACTCAGGATGGACTGACAGGCAGTAATGACTTGTTCGTGATTGTGTCCAGCGAAGGCGAAGTTCTTTTGTATAAGGGGACTAATCCCGATGAATCCTCCAGCTGGCAGTTGGTTGGACACGGGCAGATACCTCGTCCTGTCGGTGCGCCTCGGTGTATATGTAAGCTCGGCCCTGATTTGGTTGTGATGACGGAATCGGGGCTTGTGAGCATTAATACCGCTATGAGCAAGGAATATCCCGGTCTTGACGCCACTATCAGCGATAAAATCCGTTCTCACTGGGATAATCACCTTGCAACATATGGTGACGGCGAAGGCTATGACCTTTGCGTTTACCACGGCAGAGATTTGATAATAGTCAATCTTCCCGGGCCTCTCGGCTGTACTCAGCTAATCGTTAATCCTTCTACGAAAGCGTGGGGACAAATACAAGGCTGGGAACAGATCAATTGTATGTGCGAGTATCAAGGCCGTCTCGTGGGCGGCGGCAATACTGCCGTCTTTGTTCTGGACTATCTCTACAAAGATGCGGTGAATGGCACTCTCTGGATTGACGGTACGGGCATCTGGGCGCGTGATGCCGATGACCCTGACGGTTCGGACTGGGCGCGTGATGCAGACGATGAAGATGGCAGCACATGGAACATTTACAACGCCGTTCCTGAACCCGTCCATGCCCGTGTGAAGCATGGATATGTGGCTCTTGGCGGTATGGTCAAAAAGCGTTTTACGCTTGCCAAGCCGTATCTTGTCAGTGCCTCACAACCTGCCGCATGGTTTGACCTTTCAGAAGATTTCTACGAGGGCGATATGCTCTCTGAAATGTTCTCGGAAGAAGATATTGCGGAAGGCGGCGAATGGTACAAAAGTGACTGGAATAGAGACGCATACGACACAAGCGGAGCGAACTGGTTTGTTGGCGAAGGCGCACGGCAGGTGCGGTCTAGGTGGATGCAGGCCAAGGGCTACGGTTACTTCTGCGCTCCCATCATAGCCGTAGATGCCAGCACACAGCACGTTACTTATACGGGGTGCGACGTACAGTATGAGGCCGGAAATACTATATAACGCTGATGCAGAAGTCGCGGCGTGGGTATTCTCGCAACTCCCATACGCATCTCACTGTATTGCAGAACTTCCGAAAGACTGGTATCGTGCATACGGAATAGTTAGACATGGAAAGTTAATTGCCGGGGTTGTGTGGCATGATTTACAAGCTAATCACGGTGATGTCCAAATAAGTATAGTTGGCAGTGGCCCTTGGATAACCAAGGATATAGCAAACATCATAACATCCACTCCGTTTGAACGGTTCGGAGTGGCGCATTGCACGGCTCGCCATGCCGCCAGTAATGAGACAGCAACCGTAGGCATTCAACGATTAGGTTGGGTCTATGAGGGGCGGCAAGCACTGGCTTGGGATGGTAAAGAAGATGCCCTTCTGT